ATTTATAATAAACGATATTAAACGCATATATGATGAAAACAAATGGAACTATAGGTCACCACTTCGAGCCAATATTTAATGGTAGGTATATATCCTACAAATATAGGATATACTTATATAATAATATACGCAACTATGAAATCAAATAAAATTAAAAATATAAATAATCTACAAGAATGTGTGGATTATATACTGGATAATAAGTCGGGATGGAGTCAATTTACTTCGTGGGCAAGGGAGAAATACGACATTAATAACAAACATGCTAATACCTTATGGAAAGAAGCTTGGGAAATTATTAGTGAGGATTTTAGTGATAATGTAAAACAATCAGTAAATGAAACATTACTCAAATTAGAGGAATTAGAAGAGGAAGCAAAAGCAGAAGGCGATAGAAGAATTTGGTTAGAAGTATTAAAATACAGAAACAAAATCCGTGGTGGTGAGATTGAACGTCAGGAAATAAAAATACAAGGTGAGGTAAAATTAAGTTGGGGTAATGAATTATCACCTGACTTTGGACAAACAGAGATATTATGATTCAGATATTAGAAACAATGCACGATAAAGTAAGCTATTGGTTAGTATTCGATGGTACAGAAATTGTAGGTAAATACAACACTAAATCAGAAGCAATAGCGGCTGTACAAAAATGGACGTAACATTATTTTCACCTCATTTCGGGCAGAAAAAAATTATTGATGGGTTTGCTGATAGTGAACACAAATTTGGTATTGTAAGTTGTGGACGTCAGTGGGGTAAAAGTTTATTATCACAGAACCTAATGTTGTATTGGTTGCTACAAAAACCAAATCAAAAAGGAGCATGGATAGCACCTGTTTATTCTCAATGTAAAAAAATATTTGAAGAACTAGTTAATGCGGCTAATAAAATTATTGTTAGTCAAAATAAAGCGGATTTAACTCTAGAGTTTATTAACGGTAGTACATTAAAATTTCTAAGTACTGATAATCCAAGTTCAGTCAGGGGTTTTAGTTTTAATTATATGGTTATTGATGAGGCAGCTTATGTAAAACAAGATGCTATTGAATCCGCTGTTATGCCTACTCTTACGGCAATCGGTAAAAAATGCCTTATTATTAGCACACCTAAATCTAAAAACTGGTTCTATGAGTGGTTTTTACGTGGTAATATGTCTAACAACGTGTATATATCATTTAAAGGTATTTCTCGAGACAATCCATACGTTGACAAGGACTTTCTTATAGAACAACATAAATCACTACCTCGTGATATATACTATGCTGAATACTTAGCTGAATTTACTGATGCTGGACAAGATGTATTTACAGGAGTAGAGGATGTATGTATAATAAACCAATGGAACAATGACACCAGAGGAGGAAATAAGTTTTTTGCAGGAATCGATTTGGGCCTTACAAACGACTATTCAGTACTTACCATTATGGACGAGTTTGGACGAGTTGCTTATATGGAGCGCATTAACGGAACGTCGTATGCTGAAATTACAAAAACGTTTACAGCAATTATTAAACGATACGGGATATCATCAGGGTACGTTGAAGTCAATGGGCCTGGCAAACCTGTGTTCGAAGTGCTTCATTCACACGAGAAGAAACTTAGAGAATTTGTAACCAATAATACAAATAAAATGGATGGTATTAGAGGTTTAATTTATGATATACAGGAACAAAAATTAGAATTACCATCTAAGGAACTATTCCCTTATTTATATAATGAACTAAATGCCTATACATACAAAATAAATGCTACTGGTACTATATCATTTTCAGCACCAAATGGAATCAATGATGACTGTGTTATGTCATTAATGTTAGCAAATGAGGCACGTAAAAAATTATTATTTAGTAGATCTAAAATTTATATAGGAAATCCAAACAAACAAAAACAATATAATTAAAAATATAACTATGGGATTTGAATTTAAAACAGACCAACCAGAAAAAAAACTAACTGATTCAGTAACAACATTATCAGTGAATACATCCACTATTGTAGAAGAGGATTTAACACAAATTACTTACACCGAAGGTGAAGAAGAAAAATTAGCACTTGAATTTATCTTAGAATTTGGACTATACAATAAATTCTTGTTGTGGCAAGGTATACAAGACCAATTAAAAAATCTTAAGAATAGCTTGGAGATACCAAACGAATAAATTATATTTATTGTCGTTGGGTTTTGAGTTACTGCTATTACTATTTTCCCAACGTTTGTTATTTCTACAAGGTGCATAATGGGGGGGTAAGTACTCTACTTTCTATTCTTTCATAATCTATTCCCCCCCGCACCATTTATCCTAATTCTAAATGAAAAAAAATCGCGAAGTTTTTGCGAGGAATTTGGCATCCGCACCCCTTGTTCGTATATTAACGGGGTAGAAGAAAAAACAAAAAAATAAAGGTTATGAAAAACGAGTTAAAACAACACATTATTGAATCTAATATTAATTCTATTGTATTAGATAATGAAGGTATTTACATTGCTGATTGGGATATGATTTGCTACAACCCAGAAATTGTATTAAACGTTGAAGATGAAGAGGTTGAAAGTTTAGAGTGGAAAATTGCCCCTTATCTTCATTACATTAATGAATATATCCTTAACGAAAATCAAATTAATAATATTAAACAAACTATTAGAAATTTAGATTAAACGTCATATAAACGTCATTAGGAAAAGCAAATAATAATTCGTATATTAACACCGCACGATTAAGAAATAAAAACAAAATAAAAACAAAAAATAGGTTATGAAAAAAGTAAATGTAAAACGTAAAATTTCAAGAGTTAGTCCAATGGACCAAATTAGAATTTTTCGCAACAGTAAAGCCATTTTCAATCAAATGGGTTATGAAGTAGCTAATGCTGTAGCTGAAAGAGGTGTTGCAATTGAGTATGGCTTAAATGATGCTGTTGCTAAGTATGTTATACCTGAATTAGTAGGTGAAATCCAATTTATTAAAGATAAAATGGTTTTTACATTAAATCACCATCCATCTAAATCAATTAACAATGATGATAATTGTATTGGAAGTGTAACATTAGTAAGTCCATTAGGTAATACTTCAGCTGATATTATTAAATACACAGTTCGTAAGTCAGGAAGTGAGTTTGTAATATCAAGTAAACTTTTAAGTGAGATTTACCCTTTACCAGTAACAGGTAATGCTGAGTTTTTGAAATGGGAATTTGATTTACCTGAGGAAGTTTATTTCGCAATATTATCACTAAAATAAAAGAAAAAGAACATCCTTCGGGCAATCCCGAAGGTTTGTTCGTATATTGACGTCACACAAATAGATAAAAAAAATAAAAGTTATGAAACAAGTAAGTGATTTTACACCAAACCAAAAAGTTAAAGCCATTAGGTTAAGTCCAAAAAATGAAAAGAAATTTGGATTAGAGTTTATTATTCAAGACAACTACAATCAAAAACGTTATGTTATTTGTAAGTCAGTTAAAAATGATACTTTACTCCGTATTCACCCTTCAATGTTAGAAATTATTGGTGAAGTTGAAGGTGAAGTTGAAACTAAAAAACGTATTCAACCCAACACTCAACCAGGTAAAAGTTATAATAAAGAAGTAGCTATACAAATTGCTGTTAAAGCAATGGCAAATGTTTTACGTAATGGTGAATTTTATAATATGGTTACTAACTATAATAATAAAAGAACAATAGAGTATATTGGTTTTGACTTAAAATATTTTAATTCAGTAGTTAATGAAGAATTAAATAAGTATACTAACAAACCAACTACAAGACACAAAATGCTTCAAACAATTTCACTTAAGAATTTATTAGGACATAAAGATGTATTTGGTTTATATGGTGTTAGAGTAAATGATGAACTACAATATGCTCAGTATAAGTTAGAACCCATTGAAAAACCTAAATTTGATTTTAATATGGAAGATATTTTATACAAAATGACAGGTAGTGCTAGAAAGGTTTTTGTTGATAATGAACCTACTAATAATTTAATGAATTGGATGGTTAGTGAAAATGTTAAAGTTATAGAAATGCTTAAAACAGAATTAAATAAATAAAAGTTATGATAAACATTATTTCAGCATTAATTATTCCAGCTATATTGGTATTTGTATTATTCAAGAAAAAATAAAAGTTATGTATAAGACACAATTAGTTACGACAAAAGGAGATTCAATTAGAACATTCATCTCCTCATCACGCCCAGCTACTAGATTTGGTAGCGAAGGGGTAGAAATCACTTACACTGATAGCGATACCAGCTTCACTATTATGGGCTCGTGGAATGTTATTATTGAAAAAGTTGTTGAAGAAGACGAGAAAAATTTGGCTTTCGCAGGATAATTTCGTATATTGACGATATGAAAGAAACAAACAATATGAAAATCACATTTGATGAAGTAAAGGGTTACGTAATGAATAATTGCCCATTCGCAATTGAACGTATCATTGATTCAACAGAACCATTTGTTATGGATTTTGTTGATTGTGCTGTTGGTTATGCTGAAACAGACAAGCTAAATGACATTGATGAATTAACTAAAGAAATTAATGAACATTTTAAAGAATTCAGTTATGAATATGATGGACGAATTAGGAGAGGTTTAATTAATCGCGTTGTAAGAATCGAAACCACACGTTGGAATGAAGGACGTAATGCTTGGTATTACGGACGTCACATAGGTAGATTAGCTTATCTATTAAACAAGGATGGTTACCATATTAAATTACGTGAAGAACTTGAAGAACGAAAAAGACGGGTTTTATCCTACACTACATTTATTTAATTAAACCTTTATTATCTTTATTATATAATTGAACCCCTCAAGGGGTTCTTTTGTTTTAAATTTAAAATTAGAAACTTTCAAACCACATATTTATCATCGATGCAAGTTGAAATTACAATACCAGATTACTTTAAAATCAAACACTATAAGGCATTAACACACCTTAAGTCACTTGATGAAGTAGAACAAATGGTTCACACTATATCAGTAATTACAAATACTGAGGCGGGTGAGGTTATGAAATGGAGTTTACCTTCGGTTATAGACGTTTATAAACTGATTAACAACATGATTGACCAGCAACAACAATCATTTCATCCTGTTATAGAATGGAATGGTGTTTTATATGGTTATCGTTCAATGGGTAAAATGAATTTAGGTGAATACATTGATATAGATAATTTGTCTAAAGATGTAGATAAAAACCTAACTCAAATATTGGCTTTATTATACCGTCCTATTACCAGTAAAAAAATAGATGAGGGTAAATTTATTTACAAATCAACTATTAAAGCAATGAAATATGAGGTTGAAAATGTATTTGATTATTATGAGTTAGAGGAATATGACCCTGTAAAACGTAAAATTGATGCTTCTAAATTTGAAGAATTTCCAATTGACATAGCTTTAGGTGCGTTGGCTTTTTTTTTAGATACCAAAGCAATGTTATTAAGCAATTCTCAAATATATTCCCTCAAGTCCCAAGAGACGGAGATAAAGGAAGCGATGAAAACCCAACCGAAGAGAAAACAACGCTTGCTGAACACTACGGCTGGTTTCTTACTCTCTACGAACTTGCTAAAACCAATATATTATCAATCACAGGTGAATCAGCAATTACAAAATTAAATGTGATATTTGTTTTTAACTTTATGTCACTACAACACGAATTAATAAAAGAACAACAACAAGAACAACAATATGGAAAATATAGAAATTAACGAAGAATTAACACCAGCTAAAAAAACAACCAAAGGTCCAATTTTAACTGAAGTTGAAGCAGGTGTATTAGCTCGCAGAGGTGAATTTAACTTCCCTGCATTACAATCATTTTTTGGTTTAACTGAAACCGAATTACAAACTATTTTAGATAAATTGCCACCTGCTGAGGGTTGCACAACCTGTTAATTATGGCTGACTTTCCTACCTATCAATACATCGTTGAAGAATTTAGAACCGCGTGTAATGAACACCTCGCTATAAACTCGTTTGGTGAGGGAAGTATTGACCGTCTAGATTCACTAACTCAAAATGTAAAATATCCATTAGCATTTTTACGTCCATTACAATCACAAGGTATGGTGTTAAATACAAATGGTGTTTCAGGTGCTAGAGCACTTAATTTTGAACTTATAATGATGGATGTTCCTCAGTTAACTGACACTGATGTTTTGAAATTACAATCACAAACAGAAATCTACATTTACGATGTGATTGCTTATTTTAACTTAGGTGCTGAACAACAAGAACAATACATAACATTAAACAGTATTACCCCATTATATGAAGCATTTAATGACAGGGTTGCTGGTTGGAACGCTAACATTACAGTCAACACTTACGCCACACTTGACTTCTGTAATTACCCTAAATTATAATGGCTGATACTATTGACGGGGCATTAAATCAATTAGGTCAACAATTTGTTGATTCATTAAGAGATGAATTACAATCAAAACGTATTAATGCCTCTGGTAATTTATCCCGTTCAGTTAGATATGAGATTGTAGGTAAAGGTGCTGAAATAGGAATAGCACTTATTTGGGATGATTATGGAGATATAGTTGATGAGGGTAGAGGTAAAAGTACTAAAGGCGGTCCTAAACAAAATTGGAGAAACAAGATTGAAGGTTGGATGCGATTTAAAGGAATTACACCTCGTCAAGGCATGACATTTGAACAAGTAGCATTTTTAATAACAAGAAAAATTAACCAAAGAGGATACAAGGCAAGACCTTGGGTACAACCCGCTTTAGATAAAGTATTAAATCAAGATTTCCAACAAATATTCGGTGATGCTATAGGAGCCGAAATAGAAAAAATATTAAATAAATGAGCCAAATTACGATACAACAAGCAGCAGCACAACTGACACTTGCCAACTCAGATTTACTTTGGGAAGTTACCTCAGTATCTTCCTCAGCACCACAATTTCAATATGTGTGTTCCTTACAAAGTGGCTGTGGTAGTGTACTTACAACAATAAAACAACAACCTAACCCATCAGGTAAAGGTGTATTTAACTTAGGACGTTTAGTAAAACAATACTTAGACTATGATAACTATGCTTTAGATATTGTAAGTGGTGGTGGTTCATTTTTTAACAAAAATACCTCAACAGCTAAATTCTTTAAAGTAGCATTTGGTGAGGAATTTGGTACATCATCTACATCATCTGTAGTTAGTTATTCAGGTGTAGGTAATGCTACTGGTTCGGCCGCTCAAACAGGTTCTATTCCATTTTATTATTTTATTAATGGTACATTAGACCCTAATAGTGGTGATTGGAACTGGGCTACTGGCTCATACTTTAAATCAGAACCTATTCCAAATACCGGTTCATTTAGTTATAATGTTGCTTTAACAGATGCTCCACGTACACAATATATTCAAGCTGGAGATTACGCGTCTATAAGCGTTTTAAACGGCAATCTAAATCAAAGCACGTCATCCGGTCAAGATATAGCTTGGGTTGAATATAACGTTTATACTGCGGGAATAACCGCATCATATTTCTTTGACAACATAGATAATACAAACAATAGATTAAGTGGTGGACCTAGAACAGGTTCAATTACTAATCCATTTCCTGGCACAATACAAACTTGTAATTCATCATTACGACCATTCCAAACATCAGGTAGTTTATTACTTCATATTGGTGTAGGACCTCAAAACTTACTTGACAATGGTAATATTAGTGCTATTACAGGTAGTTGGGACAAATACACTGTTAAATTATATCCTCAAGGAACCTCAAGTGTAAACACAAATGGTGTATGGGATGAATTTACATTCTTTAGACAAAATGCTTATTGTGAATATCCAGGCACTAGATTTGCTTTTATTAACAATTATGGTGTTTGGGATTATTTTAACTTTACATTACAAGAAAACAAAATCACAGCAATGGAATCTGGTTTGTATAAAAAGAATTTTGTAAATTATTCTACAACCACTAATGCTGTTACCTATGATAAAAAACGTAGGGGTTCGGATGCTTATTATCTTAATATATCTGAAAATTTCCAAGTATATTCTGATTGGTTAACACAAGCGGAAGCCGATTGGTTAGGACAATTATTTTTCTCACCTGAGGTAATGATACAAAGTGGAACAGATTGGCTACCAATAATTATAACTGATACTCAATTTGTATCTAAAACAAATCCACGTACACAAAAGAATTTCCAATTCGTAGTTAATTATACTTTAGCAAACAATAAACGTAGCAGATAATGAATCAATACTCGGTAGTACTAAGAGCGGTAAATAATGATAATGAAAAATACGATTTAGAACTCGTAGATATACCATCGTTTTTACTTGATATTTCAGCTATTGAAGTAGGTGATATAGGTAAAGTGTTTGGTATTTCATCTCAAACATTTACATTACCAGGTAACGACATTAACAACCAGTTTTTTAACAACGTATTTGATTTAGGAGCTACACCTGCTGTAGCATTAAATAAATCAGTACCTTGTCAAGTATTAGTTGATGGTGAGTCAGTATTTACAGGTAAAATGTATATACAAGATGTTATTTCGGATGACTGGAATAATGTAATATACAATTGTGCTGTAACAAACGAAACAGTTGATTTTAGAGTATTAACTGAAAATCAAGGTTTAGCTGATTTAAACTGGGCAGCATATTCTCATTCATACACTTATGCCTCAATTTCACAATCATGGAATGACCAATTATTTTCAGGTTCAATATTTTATCCATTAGTTAATTATGGTGCTAATCCATTAGACTCTAACTCACCTGGTTTTGAGTTTGGTGGTGCCAAATATCAAATGGATAACCCAACTACACCTTTAAAGGTATCTCAATTTAAACCTGTAATTCAAACTAAAACTATTGTTGATGAAATATTCAAGAAGATAAATTACAAATATACTTCATCGTTTATGGATTCAACGTTTTTTAAGAATTTATATTTTGTAAATTCAGTTGATGATAAAGATGGTATTTCGTTTGTTAATCCATTATCTGGTTCTTACGTTTTTTCAACAACCCCAAGAAGTGGATTCTCAGGATTTACAACTTTGACTCCTGGTAAATTAGTTTTTGACCAAAAAGTTTATGATTCAGGAAATAATTTTAATTTAGCAAGTGATGTTTATACAGCAAGTTTTACTGGTAATCACATTGTTCAAGTTAATATTCCTTATACTGTAACAAACACAACTACAATTGCTTCACCTTGGTTTAGACAGTTAATTATATATGTTTCTAAAGCAAATAACGTAGCTTCAGCAAACGTAATTCACACCTGTAAAATACCATTAACATCAAATGGTCCATTCACTAAAACAGTATCAGGTGTAGCAAATACAGGTAATATATCTGTAAATTTAACTGCTGGAGAAAAATTATTTTTTTGGTTTGCATTTCAAAATGGTGCCGCAAACAAAATTGACTTCTTTGATTTTAATCCTTCAGGACAAAATGGAGTATATCTAAAAGTCAGTACACCTCAAAACCCTGTAGGTGGTACTGTTGAAGTAGGTAAAATGTTTGGTGATGTTAAAACACTAGACTTTATGAAAGGTTTAATTGAGAAATTTAATCTAGTAATTGAACCTGAAGCAGACAAACCTAATGTTTTACGTATTGAACCATATAACGATTGGATTAATTTAGGTAGAACAGTTGACTGGACATCTAAAGTAGATAGGAGTGTAAAATATAAAGTAGAACATCCAATATCTAAATTACCTAAAACATACAAATTCAGTGATGACACTGATGATGATATGTTAAACAAATACCATGATGCAACCTACGGGAAAACTTATGGTGAATTTACTTATCAAACAGATAGTGATTTAGCTGATGGTGAGAAAAAAATTGGTGGGTTTTTTGCCGCTACACCTGTTAAAGGATTACCTACAAAAGGTAATAACGGTTCAGTAGTTGTACCTTGGTTAGTAAAACAAGAACAAGGTAAATACGCTCAACCATATAATTTTAAACCAAGATTATTACATAAACAACCTGTTAAAACTATACCAAGCAATGAAATGTATGGTAAAGCCACAGGTTCATTTGTAGTACCTACTGGCTCAACATTTTATTATATTGATGACCCTCAAAACGGTGGTGTTAGAGCATTATCTTATTATAGAACTGTTTTAGCAACAACTGATTCCCCTACTGATTTTACTTCATCTTTAGATTTACATTTCCAAAATATAGGATATTATCCTTTCCAACAATCGGTAGTAAACGGGCAGTGTAAAGATGGTGTATATAATAGATTCTGGGCGTTTTACATCAACTCATTATATGACATTGATGCGCGTTTATTAACGTGTAATATCGTGTTAAACCCTGATGACATCAAGAGCATTAGACTAAATGATAAGATTTTTATAGACGGTCATTTATATAGAATTAATAAAATATCAGGTGCTAACTTAGTTCAACAACAATCAATACCAGTTGAATTAATTAAAATATTACCTCGTACTCAACCTTTTACAGGTAGAAGACGAGTACCTACTGGAATTGGAACATTAGGACAACAAGATACTATTGATGTAATTGTTGGAGATTATAGTGATAATGGTGCTGTATCTTATGTTAGATACGATGATAATACTCCTATTACAAGTTCACAAGTATTAGAATATGTTTCTGCCTTAGATGGTTATGAATCATTTGGTGAGGTTGTTGCTTGGAATAATGCTCAACCTACAAACTTTAATCCTAATATTTTTGTTTTAGGCAATACCAAATACAATGAAACACATAACAATGTGATGGTTGTAGGTTCAGGTGTTACAATACCTGATAACTTAGCTAATTCACAAATTTTTGGTAATAACGTTACCATTGATAGTATATTCAACGAAACATCTTACGATACAAGTTCACTTGAGGCAACAGGTTCAGTAACATCAGCATCCGCTCAACCATTTGAGGGTATGATGATTATAGCAAATGATGCTACTATAACCGATTCTACACGTTTAGTATTAATTCAACCTTCAGGTTCACGAATTATATCGGGTTCAGTAGATAACGTTATTATAAACCCTATAAATGATATTAATGAAACTGATCCTACAGGTTCAGTATATACAGGTAATTTAATTAACCAAGGTACTGCTGATTTTAAACAAAGTGCTAAAGTAACAGGTTCAATTGATATTACAGGACAATACTTAGTTAATGGTGTTCCTATTTCAAGTTCATTTATTGATACAGGTTCATTTGTAACTACTTCATCATTTAATTCATTTACAAGCTCAATTAATGCTTATACAGCATCTAATCCTGCTCCAACTAAATTTAATTTTGGTTTTGGTACTGACCCTACAAACGTAGTATTTTTAACAATTACAAATGCTACAGGTGATAATAGATCAAGTACTATTAACTATCAATTAACTTCAGGTTCAATTTCAATAAATGGAGGACAATTACAAGTAACAGGTGATGGTTCAACAGTGGCTGCTGTTTATAAAGTAAGCGAAGCCAATTTATCAGGAGCACCTACGGCATCATTTAGTGCTATATATGCCACAGCAACTGATATAGATGTAAGAGCAACATTCGTAGGAGCCAATTATGTAATATCTGGTTCTTACAAACGATTAATTTAAAATAAAATATTTATAACAAAGCCATGAGCGTTAAAAACGTAAAAGTAAATATAGACATTAATAACAACCTAAAATCCGTAGAGGATTTAAAGTTAGAATTAAGGGCATTAGAAACAGAATTTGAAACTGTCTCTGTTGGTTCTGATAGATTTAGGGAATTAGGTAACCAGATAAAGAAAACTCGTTCACAATTAAAAGACATTGACTTACAATTTGAGGGTTTAGATAAAGAACAACGTGCTACTGCCTTAGTTGATACATTTAATGGTTTAACAGGAGCAGTAGGTGCTGTATCATCTGCTTTTATAGCATTTGGTAGTGAATCTAAAGCAATCGAGGATGCTGAAAAGAAATTATTAGGTGTTATTGGTGTTGTTTCAGGTTTAAGAGATGTATCTAATTCATTAGTAGCGGCTAATAAATTATTAGGACCTACATTTGAGGGTATTGGTACATCAATTAAAGGTGCTTTTACAACAGCTACAGGTGCTGTAAACGGATTTAGAGTAGCATTAGCAACTATAGGTATTGGTTTAGTTGTTGCTGGTGTAGTAGCATTAGTTGAAAATTTTGATAAATTAGTTCCTAAAACAAAAACATTAGCTGATAATTTAGGATACACACAGGAAGAATTAGATAAATTATCAAGTGAAACTGCTAAATCTACTACTGAGGTAGAATTGTTAAGTAGAACAGTTTTAGATGTTACTAAATCTGAAAAACAAAGACAAGCAGCCCTTGATGAATTAAATGATAAGTACCCTACCTATTTTGGTAATTTAGTAAAAGATATAAATGATACTGATGCTTTAATTGCCCAAAAGAACAAGTTAATTAATACATTAATCAGGGAAGCTCGTATTAGAGCATCACAAGATAAAATTGCTGAAGTTGCTTCTAAAAACATTGGTAAACGAATCCAATTACAAGAACAATTAACTAAAGCAGAAAATGATGTAAATGCGGCTTTAGATGCCCAAAGTGCTAATGTAGGAAAATTAGATAAAGGACAAAAACTAAGATTAGCTACAGAAGAAGAATTAGCTAAATTTCAAAATACTGATGATTTTAAGAAACAAAATCAATTATTTGAGCAACGACTTCAGGCACAAAATAAAGTAGCAGATATTCAAGCTCAACTTAATGCTTTAAATGAACAAGAATTAAAAGATGCTGCTGTATTTTTAGACATTATTGATAATGAAACAGCCGCTATTGAAAAAAATGGTGGTGCTACTAAAAAAAGAACTGAAATAAAAAAGGAAGCAACTAAAGAAGATAAAGAAGCTCTTAAAGCAGCTGAGGAATTACGTAAACAACAAGAACAAGCAGCTCAATTAGCAAAAGATAATGCTGATGAGGTAGCAGAAATATTATTAACTGCTAGACAAAAAGAAATTGAGGACATTAAAGATGCTAATAAAGAAAAATTTGAATTATTAATTAAAACTTATGGCATTGAAAGTCAGGAGGTTAAAAACCTAACTATACTTCAAAATAAAGAAATAGCAGACATTAATGCTAAATACGACCAAGAAGAATTAGATAAAACTCAAGAACAAGAGGAAAAGAAAAAAGATTTAATTAGTAGGATTAATGAGGCAGTTGCTATTTCAGAAGAACAAAAACGTGTATTAGAAAGAGAACAGTTAACTAAATATTATGATGATTTAATTGCTGAGGCAACTAAAGCAGGTATTGATATTACTGCTCTTAACAAAGCAAAAAACGATGCTTTATTAAAACAAACTGATGAATTTGTTGAGGAAGATAAAGAAAAACAAAAGAAATATAGAGAGGAATTAACTGATTTAGTTGTTAACTCTGCTGTCACATTAATTGGTGATTTAAAATCATTAAATCAAATATTTGACCAGAATAATAAAGAAGCAGCTAAAAAAGCATTTGAAAGAGAAAAAGCATTATCTATTGTTGAAACTATTTTATCAACTTATTTAGCGGCCTCTAAAGCATATGCCTCACAGATTATACCAGGTGATCCTACATCAGTAATTAGAGCACAAATTGCTGCTGGTGTTGCTATTGCTGGTGGTTTAGTTCGTTTAGCAGTTATTAAATCACAACAATTTAATGGTGATGAAGGTTCAGATTCAGCTGGAGGTGGTGGTGCTGGAAGTGTTGGTTTTAACTCTAGTGGAGGACAAATACTTAATCCATTTGGAACACCTGGTGGAGGAACAAATGTATTACCTCCTAGATTAGCGCCTCCTGGTGGTGGTGGAACTGCTGGAGGAAAAGATACTATACAAGCAGGACAAGGCCCTGATCAAACTCCAGTTATAAGAGCATATGTATTAGCAGGTGATGTTACTGAAGCTGTTGATGCTGAAGCTAAATTAAACCAAAAACGACAATTATAATGAAAATAGTAGAATTAAAAATAGATGATTCAATAATTTCAGGATTCGATGCCACAGCATTAGTTGAATCACCTGCGATAGAAGAAAATTTTATTGCGTTCAATAAAGTCAGTATGGCAGAAATGACATATAATGACTATCCACAAGCAGCAGTTGATGCCGCTAAACGTGGTATTGAATTAAATAAAGAAAATAACATGAAATGTGCTACCCAAGTGGGTAAAGTAAGAGCTCAACAACTAGTGAACGGAGAGAAACTGTCACTAGATACTATTCAACGTATGCGTTCATTCTTAATCCGTCAAAAGGGTAATTTTGAATTAGCAACTAAACGTAAAGATTATAATGCTTGTGGATATATCTCATACTTGTTATGGGGTGGAGAAGCAGCATTACCTTGGGCTGAAAAGAAATTACGTCAAGCAGGTATTGAATTTTCAGCTTATGCTGTTTACAATAACGAAGGTTTATTAGAATCATATGCTGAGGTAGGACCTAGAGGTGGAATTAAAGAATCACCTAAAGCACCTAAATCAGATACTAAAAATCCAGATCCTAAAGGTAAAGGAACAGCTAAAGGTGATGCTGGAACAACTCGTGGTGCTGAAGTTGATAAAGCAACAGAAGAATCATTACAGAAAAAAGCAGACGAATTTAACGAAAAATATAAAGATAAATTAGGATATGGTGCTAACATAGGTGCTTTAAAATCCGTTTATCAACGTGGTTTAGGTGCTTATAACACATCTCGTTCGCCATCTGTAGCTGCTGCTGGAGGTGCTAAACAATGGGCTATGGCACGTGTAAATGCTTATTTATATTTGTTAAAAGAAGGACGTCCACAAAATAAAAAATACACAACCGATTACGATTTATTACCTGCTAAACACCCTAAAAAAGATGAATTTGATTCAATAATTGAGGATGTAATTAAGGATTATGTAATATCAGAATTATTAGGTTTAGATGAGGAAGACTTTGAAATAAACGTTAACGCATTACCTAACTTTATTAACGAGGCATCATCAGGTAAAAAACGTAATTTTGCTGCTGAATTAGCTGAAAAGCAAATGTTAGTAGGTCCGCTTATGGTGCCCAACAAACTTATTCCTCGTAAGGATGAAGAAACAGGTGAGGAATATTCTGTATTTTTCTCTAAGGAAACAATTGAAAAAATTGCCTACAAGATGATGACTGATAAGTTATTAGATGCTGTTAATATTGAACACGATGGGGCAAAAAGAGTAAATGATGTTCATTTAGTAGAAACTTGGATTGTTAAAGACCCTGAAAGAGATAAATCTTTAGCTTACGGATTTACACCTGTTGAAGGAGAGTGGTTTGGTATCTATAAAGTAGGTGACAATCGTGTTTGGAATGAATATATTAAAACTGGTAAGGTAAGAGGTTTCTCAATCGAGGGTTACTTTATGAATAATTATTTAACTACGAAGTAAAACGTTTTAATACATTTTCACTACGAGTAAGATATTGTAAATTAGTATAATGATTATTTAATTTATTATTATCGATATGGTCAACCTCATAACCAACAGGACAAACCCCTATATAACACTCAGCTACAACTTGATGAACTCTTCTACCAACATATTTTCCATTAATAAAAAAAGTATATCTAAGATATCCTTCATGATTAGGATGAGGTTTACAAATTTTCCATTTTTCAGGTCTCCATTTTTGAGTAAGTTTTCCACTTTTACTAAGTCCATTATTAGTGTAAAATCCACCAGATTTACGATAAATAACTCCTTCTTCAGTAATCCAATAATTTGTATCTCTAAATTGTTTCATAACGTGAATATAATAAACAATCATTAAAAGTCCAAATTAAATAAAGATAAACTATAACACCTTTAAAATATATTTATAATCAAAATAATTAACTATGAACAAAGAACAATTAAAAGAGTTGGTTAAACAACACTTTGGTCTTGTCGATAAAACCCCTGTTATTACTGAGGAAAAATTTGGAGAAATCTTTGATGAAAACAAAGCTTTTAAAATTGTATTCCCTGGTGATAAATTGAAGGTTGGAGATGAGGTGAAAGTTGTTACCACAGAAGGACAAGAATCCTTAGCTCCAGATGGGCTACATAAGCTCGAAGACGGCACTACTATCAAAACTGAAGGTTCTTCAGTGGTTGAAATTATCTCACCTGAGGGTGAAAAAGAAGAGGAAATGGCTGAAGAAGATGGCTTAGGTATTTTAGAAGACAAAGCTAATAAAGCAGTCGAAGAAGCATTTGCCGCTAAAGAAGATATTTCAGAAGTTCAAGGAACTGCTCCTCAAAACGCTGTTACTACTACTGATGTTCCAGTATCTACCTTAACAGGTAATGTTGATACAGTAGCAGATGAGGAATTTAAGAAAGACAAAGAGGAAATGAAGAAAATGAAAGAGGAAATGAAATCTATGAAGGATGAAATGAAAGCTATGAAGGATAAATTCGAAGAATTCATGAAATCACCTGCTAAAGACAAAACTATGATGTCTGCTGATGTTAAAAAAGATACATTCGCTGGAGATTCATTGAAAGCCAAACAAATGCAAGTTATGGCTGAATTACTTAAAAACAAAAACAAATAACCCAAAACTAAAACAATAAAATTATGTCATTAAACGTATCCGCTCTATCCGATTTCAACAACCAGATTGCTGGTGAGTTGATTATCAAGATGGTTTATGCTGGTTCAACTATGGAATATATTACCATTCAAGAAGGTGTAAAATTCCAAGAGCCAATTAACCTATTCGAAGTTAGCCTTTACATGCAAAACGGTACCTGTGTATCTAGTGCCTCTGGTTCAGCTACCTTTACTCAACGTACTATCGAAGTATGTCCTCGTACATCATTCGATGCTTTATGTTTGAAAGACCTCGACAAGAAATACTTAGGTATCTCTGCTTTAGCTCCAGGTTCTTACAACGAAACTTTCGCTTTAGCTACTCAGTACAGCGAATTGTTAGTAAACCAATTCCAGAAAGCTAACGACCAATTCCTTTGGGCTCAAGTTTCTGGTTCAAATTCTGCTTTCGGTGGAACTTGTGCTGTAAACGGTTTGGCTACTACTATCAGTTCTTCTACTTCTGGTGTAGTTAAATTCCCATTCAACTCTGCTTCAGGTTCATCTGCTAACATTTTGGCCTCTATGGACGGAATGATTGCTACCTCAAGTGCTGATGTTGCTGACCGCGAAGATTTAACTTTCTTCATGTCAGTTACTTTATTCCGCAACTACTTGACTGCTTTGCGTTTGGCTAACAACTTCTATTTTGATCCTGCTTCTGTAACTAACCGTCCTGGTTTATACGAAATGAAATACCCATTCCAACCTAACGTAACCGTAGTAGGTACAATTGGTTTACAAGGTTTTACTCGTATGTTCTTCGGTCCTGCTAAGCAGATCGTAGCTGGTACAGATTTGTTGAGTGACTTCACTGAATTCCAGTTGTGGTACGATATCAACACTGATACCTTACGTCACCGTATTTCAACCAAGTTAGGTGTTAACATCGCTTATCCTGAATTCTGGGTTAGTGCTGAAGCTTAATCAATTGTTTAACCATTTAAAAACAGATAAAATATAATTATGCCTTGCGATATTACCTCAGGATTTCAATTAGGCTGCCGTGACAACACAGGTGGTTTAAAATCAATTTATATCTTATCTGGTTCGATCACTAACATTACTGGATCTCAAGGTTTAATTACCGGGATTACAGGTTCAGGTGTATGGTACCAATTCCAATTATTTAGACAAACATCTAACTATAGTGAAGAATTAGTAGCAACTCCTGAAAACGGAACCATCGTTTACAATCAAACAGCAAACGCCGTGTTCTTCAAAATGCAAACGTCAGTTCGAAACCAGGTAAGAGTGTTAGCACAAAACCCTAACTTAAGAATCATCATCGAAACTCAAAACGGTTCAGAAAATGGAGCCGCTCGTTGGTTCTTAATGGGTCAAGTTAACGGCGCTCAGTTGTTGAGTGGTACTGCACAAACTGGTACTGCATTCAGCGATTTGAACGGTTACAACTTAGTATTTAGTGGAAACGAACCTAACCCCGCTTCAGAGGTTAGTGGTTCAGCTACTACATTTACTAGTTCATTGAGTGGTATGACTATCACTACTTACGCTTAATCTTAAAAAACAAACCAAAATGGGGGTTATCGAGAAATCGTTAACCCCCTAATTGGTTGAAAGTAAACTATGCTCCAGTTAAACGTTTCTTCAGCAACTAATTCAAATGCGGTTTACCCTGACGTGTCAGCATCCGCTGGTACTACTCAGGTATTACTTGAATTTACTCAATCCTACGATTTTTCCAAAAAAGATAATGTTATTGCTACTTTAATTAATACACCAGGTCCCACAAATCCTTGGTTAGTATTTCAAGTAACAGGTTCAACATTACCTACAGCATCAGGACAATACGATGTTAAAATTTGGCAATTTAGTCAAACAGGAGTTGGAGTTTGGAGTTCTATTTCTACTACATTTACTGCTACTACAGGTCAATGGGGTGGTGGCGGTGGATTTACTAAAAATGTTCTACTTTCAACTGAACGTGCCTTTATTTCAGGAAGTAATCAAGTATCTACAACCACATATTTATTGCCGACAAACGGAGGTACTTATACTACCTATAATCATCCATAAAAATGAGTCAGAAATATACATTTAAAACTATCCCACGTAACAATGCTACTAATGGTAAAATTAGTTTGATTGAACGCAAAAATCAATTCTATATTAGTTTTGGTGCGGATAATGGTTTTCCAAATAAATTAATCGATTTGATGAATTATTCATCAATTCACGGAACTTGTATCAATGCTACAGTTGATTCAATTGTAGGCAATGGTTTAACAAGTGATAGACCCGAAACATTAGATTTTGCTAACTTTGAAGGTGAATCATGGAATGATTTGCTTAAAAAAGTAGCTAAAGACTTAAAACTATTTGGTGGATTTGCTTTAGAGGTAATTTGGAGCAAAGACAGAACCAAAATAGCAGAAGTATACCACATTGATTTTTCATACTTGCGTGCTAAAGAAAAAAACTTTAGAGGCAAGGTACCAGGTTACTACATTTGGGACGAATGGAATGGTATTAACTCATATGTTAACCAATCACTAGAAGATATCCCATTTTTACCTGTATATAATCCTCTAAAAAAACAAGAGGAACCATCACAACTATACGTTTACTATGATTACAGACCAGGTATGAAATACTATCCTGTACCTGATTATGTAGGCGCTTTAAAAGTAATAGAATTAGATGCTCAAATTGATACTTTCCACCTTAACAATATTAGTAATGGTGCTGTTCCCTCTTTGGCTATTACTACATTTACTAATGCCAACGAGGAAGAAAGAGAAGCAATCGAAATAATGCTTCGCAATCAATATGGTGGAGCAGAAAATGCTGGTTCTCTCCTTTATATGGACATTGATAGTCCAGAAAATGCACCAGTCATAACCCCTATTGCCTCAAACGGAACAGATGAGTATTATACAACAATAAACGATTTAGTAACGCAGAAAATATTAACTGCTCATCGTATTACCTCACCTATGATGTTAGGTATTAAAACCGAAGGACAATTAGGTGGTAGAACAGAAACAAGTGAGGCATATTTGCTGTTTACAAATACAGTAATTAAGCCATTCCAACAAGCAATCTTAGATTGTTTTGATGAAATATTAAAAATCAACTATGGTAATGACTATATTTTAGGTATTCAACAATTGAACCTGTATAGTGATGATGCTGAAGTTGTTGATGTGGTTACAGGACAAGAAAGCGAAGTAGGAGAAGATAATTTACTTGAGGCACAAATCGAACGTGCTGATAGAGTTAATAATCCTAACATTAATCAAGCAGGACAAGAACAACCAATTAACTAAACAATGACAGATACTTTTATCATATCAGAAGAAAACTTAAGACAATTTACAGATATTAACAATAACGTAGATAGTAAATTACTTAAGAATGCAGTTAGAGAAGCACAAGATATCGAAATGCAACGCATTTTAGGTACTAAACTATATAATAAAATTCTTGAGGATATTAAAACTAATACTTTAACAGGTAATTATCAAACCTTAGTATTAGATTGGGTACAAAACGCTTTATTATATGCTGCTTACTATTATGCTTTAGAGGACATTTATATACGTCCTCGCAATAATGGTTTGTTATCACCTACAGGTGGTGAAAACAGCGAAAAAGTAGACGGCACTTGGTATAATAGAAAAAGACAATCAGTAGAAAATAAAAAACAATTCTACGAGGAGCGCCTAACAAATTACTTAATCCAAAAACAGGGATTATTTCCAGAATTAAATGGTAACGTTGAGTTACAACAGATGTATCCAGATTTTGGAGTTCAATATAAATCACCAATTGTAATGCGACGCAATGGTAGAGGTTATCACGCTGGACAAGCACGTGAATGTGGTTTACCAATTTATGATTCACGTTATCCACAATTTCCACAATACCCTTACAGGTCGTATCAAAACAATGTATCTAATTTTTAACATATAATGGGAAGAAATTTAACCAACCTAGCAGTATCAGAATCATTTCAATATCTACTACAATATAGTGGTAGTGAGGTACAAGATGGTTTAGGCAGTAAATTAACAGGTAGTTTATTAATTACTGCTTCTAAAGCAGACACGGCAACAACAGCATCATATGTTTTAAATGCTGTTAGTTCATCGTATAGTAACAACTCTACTTCAGCTTCATATGCTTTGGTGTCTACAAGTAGTTCATTTGCTACAAACGCTAATAACGCGTCTACTGCGAGTATAGCTACATCAGCATCATTTGCTACTAACGCTGTAACTGCTTCATTTGCTTTAAATGTTGTACCTCAATCAACAGCATCGTTGTTAACTACAGCAAGTGCTGTTAATAACGTAATTACATTTACTAAAGGTGATGCTTCAACTTTTAATGTTACTGTAAATACAGGTTCAGCCGTAACTATAAACACTGGTAGTTTGTTAGTAACAGCGTCTATAAGCAACGCAACTACAACCTTCACCAAAGGCGACGGCTCGACATTTAGTATTACAGCTAATAACGTAGTAAACGCCAATAGTGCGAGTGTAGCTACTTCAGCATCATATGCTGTTAATGCTACCTCAGCATCATACTCAAATAATTCAACTTCAGCATCATATGCTTTAAATGCTACCTCAGCATCATTTGCTTCTACTATTCCCAATGGTTTAAGTCCAACATTTAATACTGTAACTGCCTCTAATGTATTAATTACAGGAACAGCAAGTGTAAATGTATTAATAACAAATATTGTTTCATCATCTGTAATTTACTCAAGTGGTTCAAACCAATTTGGTGATGCAAGTAATGATGTTCAAACATTGTACGGAACAGTAGATGTTAAAAATGGACCCGTAACAATAACAGGTTCAGTTAATATTACTGGAAGTGATTTAACAATATCTAACGGAAGCAAAATAATAGCACACGACATTAATGCTGGTGCTGTTAATGGAATTGAAATAAATAATAATGCAGGAAATCCTGTTGCTTTATTTGGTGCTGGTGGAGCTCAAGGTACTACATTCTATGGACAAGTAAATGGAACAACATTCTCAGGTTCATTACAAGGTACAGCTTCATTTGCTACAAATGCACTTTCAGCATCTTTTGCCCCAAGTACAAGTCCTTTCCCATTTACTGGTTCGGCTGGAATTTCTGGTTCATTAACAGTGAATGGAAATATTACAACAATTTCAGGTTCAAATAGTGGTAGTGTAATTGATAACATAACTAATGTTAGTTCAACTGTTGCTCCTGTTAAACATATAATTACCTTAACACAAACAGAATATAATGCAATTACTCCTGCTAATGATACTTTATATATTATTTCAGGTTCATTACCAAATGCTACTTTAGGTTCAAACTCATTTAATGGAAACCAAACAGTAACAGGTTCAGTAATAGCAACTGCTGGATTTACAGGTAGTTTAAATGGAACAGCTTCATTTGCTGTTAATGCTAATTCAGCATCTATTGCTACTAATGCAACTTCTGCTTCATTTGCAACGAATGCTACATCAGCATCTTTTGCTTCTACAGCAGTGAGTTCTTCGTTTAGTAGTAATTCAGTATCAGCATCATATGCTCTAGTGTCTACAAGTAGTTCATTTGCTACAAACGCTAATAGTGCTTCATATGCGCTAAATTCAACATCAGCATCATTTGCTACCAACGCTGTAACTGCAAGTTATGTTGCAAGCGTTGTGAGTTCATCATATGCATCTAATGCTACATCAGCATCTTATGCAAACAATGCTACTAGTGCTTCTTATTCTAATAATGCTACATCAGCATCATATTCTAATAATTCAACAAGCGCTTCATACTCAAATAATTCAACATCATCTTCATTTGCAACCAATGCAGTTACAGCATCATTTACTCCTAATGCTTTAACTACAGCATCAGTAAGTTCAAATATATTAACATTTACTAAAGGTGATGGTTCAACATTTAACTTAACAGTTAATACAGGTTCAGGTGGAGGTGGAGGTGGATTCCCATTTACTGGTTCGGCTAATATTACAGGTTCATTAAGAGTAACTGGTTCAATAAGTAATTTTGTTACTACTATTACTGAAACACAAGGTACAGCATCAGTATCAGGATTTACTGGTTCTTTATTTGTAATGGATTGTTCTAAAGGTAATGAATTTCAATTAACATTAACTTCAGGTTCATTATCTATTTTGGACCCTATAAACATTACTGCCGGACAAGAATTTACTTTAAAAGTATATCAATCCGCAAGTAGTGTAGATAATCCAAATTCAAGTAACTTACAATTTAATACAAACATTTATAATGCTAGTGGTTTAGGAAGATATATAGCTTCAACTACTATAGGACAAGAAGATGTAATTAAATTTACTTCATTTAATACCTCAAGCTTATATGCTTATGGATTCCAGAAAAACCAAGTAACTCAATCTATATTAATTCCTGCCCCTTATATTTCTGCCTCTGGAGGTGAAGTATTTACTTCAGGTAGTTTTAAAATTCACAAATTTACAGGTTCTGGTGATTTTGTAATATCGACGGGTGGTGCTAGTCAGCAATTACAATATGTTGCTGTTGGTGGTGGTGCCGCAGGTTCAGGTTTAACTGGAGGTGGTGGAGGTGCTGGTGGTGTAGCTACTGGTTCAATTTACTGGTCTTCAAATACTACTTGGCCTATTGTAATTGGTGCTGGTGGTAATGGAACTTCAACAGCTGATGTTGTTGGTAACCCTGGTAATAATACTACTATATCTTCTTCTTTAGTAATTGCTTATGGAGGTGGAGGTGGAGGTTTCTATTCTAATGGTGGTGAAGGTAATGGTGCTAATTCTTCAGGTTCTGGAGGTGGTGGTGGTTCAAATGAAGGTGGTGTTCAAAACTTAGGTGGTACACATATAGGAACTGTTAATATAGGTAGTAATGGTGGTAATGGATTTGATGGAGGTGGAGCACAATATGCCGCAGGTGGTGGTGGAGGTGCTGGAGGTGCTGGTGCAAACGCAGGAGCAAATGTTGGTGGTGCTGGTGGAGGTGGTTTAACTATTACAAACATTTCTGGAAGCTTTACACTTGCTGGTGGAGGTGGAGGTGCTGGTTGGGGTACTGGAGGTGCTGGAGGTACTGGAGGTGGAGGAGCAGGTAATAATGATACTGCACCTTATAATGGAGTTGATGCTACAGCAAACACCGGTGGTGGAGGAGGAGGACTTGCACGTTCTGGTGGAGTTGGTGGAAATGGTGGTTCAGGTATAGTTTACATAAAATATCAATTCCAAGATTAATAATAAAAAATAATATGTCACATTGGGCTGAATTAGATTTAAATAGAATAGTAAAACGAGTAATCGTTGCTGAAGAGGATTACATTATGTCTGGTGCATTAGGTAATCCAAGAAATTGGATGGAAACATCTTACAATAGTAACTTTAGAAAAAATTATGCTGGGGTTGGGTATTATTATGATTATGGGAAGAATGCTTTTATTGCTCCCAAACCCTTTAATAGCTGGATTTTAAATGAGGATACTTGTAGATGGGAAGCACCTGTTGCTTATCCTGCAGACGATACAAAACCTTATACTTGGGATGAAGAATCCCTTAGCTGGAAACCACTATAAATTAACTAAGTTAATATGTCAATATTCTTAGGAAATAGTGAAATTGGAACTAAATACATTGATGCTTATCAATTAGGTAAAATTTATTTGGGTTCAAGTATAATTAATGGTAATGCTGCTTATATACAAGCAAGTGGTGGTACTGTTACAATTGATGGTGATTATAAAATTCATAGTTTTACTACCACAGGCAGTAATACATTTACTATTAACTCATTAGGTGATGTTAATTATAATAACATTGAATACTTAATAGTTGGAGGTGGAGGTGCTGGTGGTTGGGGTAATGATAATTTTGTTTGGTCAAGTGGAGGAGGAGGTGCTGGTGGTGTTTTAACTGGTTCATTAATCGCTACCTCAGCTAGTTCTTGGAATATAACTGTTGGTCAAAGTGGATTTCAAGGAATAAATGTTAATAGATCATCTAGTGCATCAAGTATTTCAGGTTCATTTTCAGGTTCATTATTAACTGCTGGAAAAGGAGCTATGGCCTATCTTACTTTTCCTTCTATACCATTGTCATTGGATGGAGCTTCAGGTGCTGGAGGTAGTGGAGATGGATGTGGAAATCCAGGTGCTCAAGCTGTTTGTCTTGGAGGTACACCAAATGGAATAGGAATAGGTAATGCTGGAGGTAATGGCTCAAGAAAAGATTTAGCAACAAATGGAGGTGGAGGTGGTGGTGCTGGTTCAGCAGGAACTATAGCATCAAATTCACCCACAGGAAGCGCAGGTAATGGAGGTGATGGTTTATTATCATCAATTACGGGTACAGCAAGTTATTATGCCGCCGGTGGTGGTGGAGGTAGTTTAGTTGGTATTAGTGGTAGTGGTGGACTTGGTGGTGGAGGTAATGGTGGCTATACAGTATCATTTCCAAACGGACAAAACGCTACTGGATATGGTTCAGGTGGTGGTGGTGCTAGAAGATTTGGTTTACCTGGTTCTGGTAGTGCTGGTATTGTAATTGTAAAATACAAATATCAATAATGGCTAAATCATCCAAATCAGTAGGAGTTAGCTTATATAAAAGCAAACCAAAGAAAAAAGGGGCCGCGTTTAAACAGCGCGGTCCCAAAGATAAACCTGTCTCTAAGTATAGAGGACAGGGCAAATAAATTTTATTTTCTACTTTTTACAACTCGATTTTTAGGTTTTCTACCTAACACAGGTGAACCTTGTATAACTGTGGGTTGTTTATATGTTGATGTTGCTTGGATATATGTTCCATCACCATTATCTTTTTTAGGTGTATCCTTTTGTATATGCAATGCACTTGCCACACCAATTAATGTATGTTCAGGCATTATATTTAGTTGCTCAGGTGTTAAACAATCATTTAGATAAAATAAAATAAAACCATTATTAAAAGCAGTAAACCAAAACACATTTTGTCCAGCTGAAGCCATACCATACAAATGATAAAAATGGGCATTCTCAATTACTATGCCTGTATTTTCACGTTGTGAAACATATTGTTCCTCAGGAATTTCTACATACACATAGTATTGTTTATTCTCATTGTCTGTTGCTACAAATGAAATAGGTGCTGTATCCGGAGATGCTATTTCAAATGTTGTAAACCTATTACCTAGGTATTCAGCAAAAATTTTTGCTTTATCTTCGTTTGTAATTTTCATATGTCAAATATAATTATTCAGCCTGAATATTCCTAATTATTTTATAAATGTCGTTTACCAAACTTCTCGTGCGTTTACAAAGGAATTCACTTTAGCTTGTGTTTTCAACTTCTATTTCGTATATTTCCGCACGTCCGCATTGCCGCATCGCGTATCTAGCATTTGCATTTGCACTTGCAATTTATAGCAATAAATTGAAATGCAAAGCAATGCGGCAATGCAAATACGAATATGAAAGCAAATACTATAGAGCAAATGTTTGACAATGTAAGTGATGCTTACGTTGCGGCTGGAAAAAAAATGGATGAATGGACATTAACTAAATTCTCAGGTTTAAGAGATGCTTACAGCAAACACGGAAAATTATTTGATAAGCAGATTGACTTATTAAATTCACTAACTAAATACATTCCTAAATCTCCTGATATTAACTCAGGTAAAAATGAACAAATTAGGGAAACAGCAATTATTATGGAACAATTAAGGAAGGAAAAATATGAGAATGTGGATGTAGATGCTCTTACTTTTTGTCGTGATTTTGAACATCGTGTAGCTACTACTCCATTTACTCCTAATAAGGATGAATTATTTTATTATTACTTCCAGAAACGAAAATTGAACAATGGATTTGCTGTTCCCAATAAATGGGTAGGAGAATTTATGCAATATTGTGTGGGGAGATAATCCCCACCATAGTTATAACGGATGACAGATATTGATTTAACTGAGGATGAAATGAGAGATATGGTTAACATTAAGTTAACAGAGGTATATCCTAAGTTATATAAAGACTTCAGGCGTATAACTAGTTACAACCACGAACAATTTGAAGATTTGTTAATGTTCTGTATTCACGAATTCCTCTCTAAAAAAGATATCAGGTATCAATATAAAGTAGCAATCACAGACAACGCATTACCTAATTACTTCGGTAGATCAATGTCACTTAATCTAAGATCCAGTTCATCTCCATTTTGGCACCAGTACAGGAAAGAAGGATACAATAGTAGAGGTTCATACTTAGCTGAAACCGATAAGAAATTCATTCAGGGTGAATTTGATGAAATACAAGACATGTTATCACCTTTAGTTGATGTAGACCCCTTTGAGTGTATGATGAATGCTATTGATAAATTAGATTTTTATCATAAACCCTTACTTACAGATTATTATTTAAATGGAATGACTTATAACGATATGAACAAAAAATATGGTATAGCTCTTAGACATTTAAAATTAGCAATAGATGAAGCAATACAACAATTACAAGAAAGCTGTAAACATTTTATAAACAAATGAACACATTATATATTATATCGTTGGTTATTACCGCAGGTCTCTCGGTTTTAACCACCCTTATCGCCCCAATATTAGTAACGCGTTATAGACAGTTAAAAACGCGTAAAGAACAACGTGAACGTAACTTGCGTGCTAAAATTAGAAAAGAAGTAGATTTTTATTTAAACGAATTAAGAAATGATTGAAATATTAGGTATAGCATTATTAGCTAATTTTATAGCATGGCAATTCAGCCCGCTACAAGAGCTAAAAAATAAGCTTAAATTATATAACTTACCTTGGTATTTTGGTAAATTATTTTACTGTCATTTATGCTTGGGTCTGTGGATTGGATTAGCTGTAACACAATCTTTATGGTTAGGGTTGATAACATCATACCTTTCTCATATATTAAAATGGATTTATGATTTAATAGAACAACATTATGAATAAAGAGCAAAAACGTGCGTATATGAAAGTATATAACGCAACACCAGAAGCAAGAGAATCACAAAAGCAGTATTACAAAACTGCTAAAGGCAAACAAACACACAGAGAAGGACAAAAACACTACTATAATAAAATTAAAGGTGTATATGGTTGTTTTGATGGTGAAACAAACGAATGTCTGTATATTGGAGGTAGTAAATCAGTTAATGGCAGAATAAATAACCATAGATACGCTATTAACCATTTAGATAAAGCAGCTATACATCGTCCCTCACACATTGAATTATACAGAACATTAGCTCAACACAATTCATTAGTATGGAAAGTAGTAGCGGAATGTGATGAAACATTAGTTAAAACACTAGAAAAAGAATATATTAACAACTATAAACCATTATATAATATTCATAATAATGATTAATTTTAATCCAGAACTAACACAAGACCAAGCACGCTACATTATAAATGAGGTATTCCCTAAAGCAGGTTATAGAATTAATCACGATACATTAGTACCTTGGAGAAACGCACATAATCTTGCATTTCGCGAACAAGTAAGTATACCTGGTTGTAGTTGCGAGTATATACAGATATACAATGTATGGCATTCACGTTTACATCAATATGGTAAACAAATTGAGGATATAGCCTATCCGCCAGCACCAATACAAACAGGCACAACAGGTAAAAGTGATGGTAAACCTAAAAATACAGGTAAAGCAGGACGCAAACCTAAAGCATCATCAGGATTAACTGACTAATGGCTACAGCACATTATAAAGGTAAATTATTTTACACCTATCTTGATAGTGATAGGGTTTGGGAATTAATTGAAAAGAAAACAATGGGGTATAACGTTGATATAGACGAATTATACCCTGAACATTTCCAAACCGATAAAACAGCCCTAAATTATCAAAAAATATTAGATAAAATGATGTTGGAGGGAGAAGAATATAAATTACTAAATGATAAATGTGACGGATACGCAATCACATCTTTTGCTAGAATAATAAACGCAAAACATATTAATCAAACACTAATATACATTTCTAAACACAATATACAATCCAGTGTTAGAGGCGTTAAAGTTCATTTCGCAACCGAGTTTGCCAAACATAATTGGCCATTTATAATAAACGATATTAAACGCATATATGATGAAAACAAATGGAACTATAGGTCACCACTTCGAGCCAATATTTAATGGCAGGTATATTTCCTACAAATTTAGGGAATACGTATATACATCACATATAAGGAACATACAATATGGCTGGTAAAAAATTAACAAAAAACGAAACTGATGCACGTGTAGAAAAATGCTACGCGTTAAGGTATAATAGTGACAATAAATTAGGATTCAAAGAATGGATACAATATTGTCACAAACATTATAATGATAAAAGTGAACAACAATATTCAGCATACTGGGCTTCATCTACTGAATTATACCAGGAACATTGGAGAGAAAAATTATCTAAACAATTAGACCCTGCTGTAAACACATTGATTGAATTATTAGCTGATGAGGATGCTAAAATTAGACAACGTGCCGTAGACCAAATTATGAAGTATACAGGTAATGATATTCAACAAATTGAGGCAAAAATACAAGGTGAAGTTAGATTAAGTTGGGGTAATGAATTATCACCTGACTTTGGACAAACAGAGATATTATGATCCAGATATTAGAAACAATGCACGATAAAGTAAGCTATTGGTTAGTGTTTGATGGTACAGAAATTGTAGGTAAATACAACACTAAATCTGAGGCATTAAAAGCAACACAAGAAAAATACCCTAAATTAGATGGGGTAATGGTAACACCAATACAACCATAATGAAAACTTGTAGAGTATGTAATGAAACTAAAATGTTAACCGAGTTTTATAAAAAAACAGATGGTTACTACAATTATGCTTGTAAACAATGTCATTGTAAACAAACTGTAAAATATCAAAGAAATAATAAAGAAAAAACTTATCAATATAAAAGAAAATATCATACTAAAATTAAAGGCATATATGGTATATTTGATAATGAATGTTTATATGTTGGTGAAAGTCAACAAGTATTAAAACGAATAGCTGACCATAAAAGTTATATCAATAACCCTTTATCTTCTCACCCAGGTCATCACAAATTGTATTTTAATTTACAAAAACATAATAATTTAGAATTTCGTATTTTGGAAGAATGTGATAATCATAAGGAAAAAGAACAACATTATATACAAGAATTAAAACCTAAGTATCAATGGACGTAACATTATTTTCACCTCATTTTGGGCAGAAAAAAATTATTGATGGATTTGCTGATAGTCAACATAAATTTGCTATAGTTGCTTGTGGGCGTCAATTCGGTAAATCGTTATTAGCACAGAATATGATGATTTATTGGTTACTAAAAACACCAAATCAAAAAGGTGCTTGGGTTGCTCCTGTATATAATCAGTGTAAGAAAATATTTGACGAGCTTACAAACGCAGCACATTCATTAGTTGCTAAACAAAATAAAGCAGACCTTACAATCACCTTTATCAACGGGTCTACTTTACAGTTTTTATCAACAGACAATTACCAAACAATTAGGGGATTTTCATTTAATTATATGGTTATTGATGAAGCAGCTTATATTAAAGATATTGCTATTAATGAAGCCGTTTTACCAACATTATCAGCATTAGGAAAAAAATGTTTAATGATTAGCACTCCAAAATCTAAGAACTGGTTTTATGAATGGTTTTTACGTGGTAACACGTCTAATAACGTTTATATTTCATTTAAAGCTATTTCCCGTGATAACCCGTTTGTATCAAAAGATTTTCTTGTAGAACAACATAAATCACTACCACGTGACATTTATTATCAGGAATTCTTAGCTGAATTTACTGATGCAGGTAATGATGTATTTACAAACCTTGATTTAGTATGTATATTAGATGAATGGGGAATACCAACAAGAACTGAACGATACTATATTGGAGTTGATACAGGAATCAGTAATGATTTTACAGTTTGCGTTATCCAAAGCGAGTCCGGACGAGTCGAAAAAATTATTAGAACTAACGGACGCACATTTGAAGAAATTGGAAAGGATATCGTTCTTGAGTGCAGTAGATGGAATGTCGTGGGCGGATTTTGCGAAACAAATGGGATTGGATTAGCAATGTATGAATTGTTAAAACCACGTATTAAAAAACTACAAGCATTTACCACAACACAAGACAGCAAAACTAAAGGTATTCGTAAACTAATTTATGATATTCAGGAAGGTAAAGTTGAATTACCAAGCAAAAAATTAATGCCTGAGGTATTTAATGAAATGTCAGCTTATACATTCAAGTATGCTGCCAATGGTAATATATCATTTACACACCCAAATGGAATGCACGATGATATAGTAGATGGAATTATGTTAGCTAATTTAGCACGTAATGAACAAGCATTTACCAAATCAAAAATTTATATAGGAAACCCAAACAAACAAAATAATAATAACATATATGCCAATCGTATTTAAAACAGAAGAAGAACGTAATCCTACTAAACCAGTAGAAACAGTAGAAGTAGTAAGTGAGGATGATTTAACACAACCTATCTTTGCTGAAGGTGAGGAAGAAAAATTAGCACTTGAATTCATCTTAGAATTTGGACTATACAAAAAATTCTT